GTTATTACTATGGGAGAAAATTACACTAAGAAATATTGGGAAGATGATTTAGAAGACTATGCACCAGAGCATGGCATTGACCGTTTTGAAGTCCTTGAGTATTGGGGCATGGTTGATGTTGAGATGCTTAAAGAGCAAGGCGTAGTTATTCCAAAAGAAATGTCAGACTTCGATGAATTACAAGCCAATGTCTGGATTTGTAATAATCATTTGATTCGTATGGTACTTAATCCATTTAAGCCAGCCCGTATTCCATATCACGCTGCACCATATGAACTGAATCCATATTCATTCTTTGGCATTGGCATTGCAGAAAACATGGATGATACGCAGACACTGATGAATGGCTTTATGCGTATGGCTGTGGATAATGCTGTATTGTCAGGTAACTTGCTTATTGAGATTGATGAAACAAATCTAGTGCCGGGACAAGACTTATCTGTATATCCGGGTAAAGTGTTTCGCAGACAAGGTGGCGCACCGGGACAGGCTATCTTTGGTACAAAGTATCCTAACGTGTCTAGTGAGAACATGATGATGTTTGATAAGGCTCGTGTACTGGCAGATGAAAGCACAGGATTTCCATCCTTTGCGCATGGGCAGACAGGCATTCAAGGTGTAGGACGTACTGCTAGTGGTATCTCAATGCTTATGGGTGCTGCTGCAGGTTCAATTAAAACAGTTATTAAGAATGTTGATGATTATCTTCTCAAGCCATTAGGAGAGGGCTTGTTTAGATTTAATATGCAGTTTGACTTTGACCCAGACATTAAAGGTGATTTGGAAGTCAGAGCAAGAGGAACTGAAAGTCTTATGGCTAACGAAGTGCGTAGTCAACGGCTTATGCAGTTCTTGCAAGTTGCTAGTAATCCAGCACTTGCACCCTTTGCAAAGTTTCCTTACATTATTCGTGAAATTGCAAAGTCTATGGAACTTGACCCCGATAAAGTTACCAACAACATGAGTGATGCTGCCATTCAAGCTGAAATTATGAAGGGTATGCAAGAAACTGCACAGTTACAAGGACAAGCACCTGCTGGTGCGGATGCCATGGATATGACTGGTGCAGGTGGTGGAACAATAGGTGTAGGACAAGCACCATTACCGGGTGAACAAGGATTTAGTGCAAATGGACAAGGAAATGTACAGCAAGCTGAAGCCGCTGGTCAGCAACAGCAAGCAATGGGAACACTTCAATAATTATCTTGATGCGTTGATTGAGCAACAACACAGAACGCTAGAACAAGGTGACAATACAATTCTAATGCATCGTGCGCAAGGTGCTATTGCAGTATTACGTAGCTTACAGAAACTGAGGGAAGCAGTAAATGGCTAATAAAAAAGTAGGCACTAAAACTGGTAAAAAAACAACTGCTGGTAAAGATGTCTACAAAACTCCTGAAGGTGAGTCTGTATCCGAAAAATCTGTAACAATAAAGTTTGGTGAAAATGCATATGTTAATGCTCCATCTATTCATGATGGAGTAGAGTACAGCGAAGATGAAATTAAACAAATGCTAATGGATGGTAAAATTAAACCTACAAGTAGGCATGATACTTTAGAAGAAGCACTTGAGGCTGCGCAAGAACGAAGTAATACTTTAATGAACGAGGGTGGCATGGCAATTGAAAAACAAATGGAAATGTTTGAAGACGGTGGTCTTATGCAGGAAGGTGGTACAGTAGACCCTGTGTCTGGTAACGATGTACCAGTTGGCTCTACACAAGAAGAAGTGAGAGATGATATTCCTGCACAGTTAAGTGAAGGTGAGTTTGTTTTTCCTGCTGATGTAGTACGTTTCTATGGATTAGAAAAGTTAATGGAAATGCGTCAACGTGCTAAAGCTGGATTGCGCATGATGGAAGATATGGGACAGATGGGCAACAGTGAAGAAGCCATATTGCCTGATGACATTCCGTTTGACTTAGAAGACCTTGACATCGAAGAAGAAGACGAGTATAATAACACTATGGAAATGCAGGTAGGTGGTTTTGTACAACCACAGGGCTTTACTGGCATTCAAACTATGCAGCCTTCTGCATTTCAAAACTACCAACCTCAGTATGTTCCTTATCAAGCACCTACAGTGCCTACAACCTATCAACCTGTACAGCAGCAAGCAGTTCCTACATTTACAGGACAAGTGCCAAAGGTAGAAGATTTTCTTAAAACGCCACAACCCGGTGAACAAGACTTACGCAAGTATGTAAATGATGAAGGTCAGGTACGAATGATACCATTTGTAAATGACCAACCTATATATCCAATTCCACAAGGCTTTTACCCTGAAGCAGAAAAACCTGTTGAAGAAGAAGCACCTACTGCAGTTACAACTGAAACTGCTAAAGTAGTTGACCGTGGCGGTAGGGATTTTAATGATACAACTCCGGGTGCTACTATGTCTTTTGGTGGTAAAGTTAACCCAGCAACAGGTTTAGTAGAAAATGCTACAATGTATAGTGTTTCTTATCCTGATGCAATTCCAAGCATTGCAACAATTGCAGGTTTAGTCACGGGAAATACAGCTTTATCTGATTTAATAGGTGACCAAGTTGCAATAACTAATCAAAACACGAATCAAACTATAACCATGTCTAAGACTCAATATGCTGAAATTAAGGCTGACCCAAGAAGCAATGAAACTATGCAAATGCTTTCTGACATGGAAGAAGCAGCAGCTGCAGGAGTTGCTAAAGGAGATACAGAAGCTGATGTTAACAATGCAATTAGTTTACTAGGTGAAACTTATGGATTTGCTACTCCTAAAGGTATGACAATGGAAGAAGCTATCGCTCAAGTAGCTAAAGCTGAAAGAGCAGGTAATAAAGGAATAACAGGTAAAAAACCTGCGCAACAAACTGTATCCATAAAAGGTAAAAAAGTTCCTGTAGGTTATAAACCGGGTGAAGTAGACCCCGGTCTTGCATCTGCTGCTGCTGCCGCTGACCCATATGGGGGAAAAGGTCCGGGAGATACTGGAAGCCCAGCAGGTGCAGGTGGTCCAGCAGCTAGTGGTGCAACAGGTGCAGCAGCAGGTGCTGATTCTATGGGAAATGCTCCAAGAGCAAAAGGTGGTTTAATTGAAAAACCTAAACCTAAAAAGATGAAGCGTGGTGGTCTAGCTTCTAAGAAATAAATAGACTACATTAACTGGCTACCTAACCCCCCTAACACGGCATACGGTTAGCCCCAGACAAGGAGACATATATGTCTGAAACAATCATGGCTGAAGAAATGCAGCCACCAAAGAAAGTTGCGTTTGCAAATCGTAAATATACTAACGAAGAAAAACGCAAAATGGAAGAAGAAGAACTTGAGCAGCTGCTCAAAGAACAACGTGGTGAAACAGAAGAAAAGACTGCTGAACCAGAAGAAGCTGAACCAACTAACGCAGAAGAAAAGACATTTAAAAAGCGTTATGGTGACCTGCGCAGACACATGCAGGAAAAAGAACAAGAGTTTCAAACTCAAATTGACGAACTTAAAAAGCAACTAGAAGGTGCTACACGTAAAGAAATTAAACTGCCTAAGTCTGACGAAGACCTTGACGCATGGGCAAAGAATTATCCTGACGTAGCAGCTATAGTTGAAACAATTGCTATCAAGAAAGCTAAAGAGCAATCATCTGCTCTTGAAGAACGAATGAAAGTAATTGATGATATGCAATCGTCTGCAAAGAAAGAAAAAGCTGAAGCAGAACTAATGCGTTTACATCCTGACTTTGACACTATTCGTGACAGTGATGAGTTTCACGAGTGGGCTGAAGAACAGCCTAAGTGGGTACAGGACGCATTGTATGACAATGACAATGACGCAAAGTCTGCTGCACGAGCAATTGACCTGTACAAAGCTGATAAAGGTATTACTGCAAAGAAAACCTCTAACGGCAAAGATGCAGCGAAATCAGTTGAAACACGTAACACACGTAGTAAGCCACAAGAAGATGAGGCATCTACATATTTACGTGAATCCCAAGTTCAAAAGATGTCTCCTCAAGAATATGAGAAGCGTTCTGATGAAATCATGGAAGCTATCCGTAGTGGAAAGTTTATCTATGATATGTCTGGTTCTGCCAGATAATATAAAAAAAGTGTTGACAAACAGTTTACTTTCAGTATAACTATAGTCATCATTAGTGTAAGTGGGTTCGCTACCTGCTTACACAAAACCGCAAACAGTACCGTCTTACGGATTACCTGAAGAACATGGCCCGTTAATTATCTGGTAGGCCAACTAGATATGCTACGCACCCATAGTGAATCAGCCTCTGATTAGTCTGGTAAGTTTGCATCTGTTGAAAATGCCTAACATTATGGAGAAATATCATGGCTTTTACTACTGCAGCCGGGTATGGTAATCTTCCTAACGGCAATTTTTCACCTGTAATCTACAGCAAACAGGTGCAACTTGCTTTCCGCAAGTCTGCTGTTGCTGAAGCAATCACAAACTCCGATTATTTCGGTGAGATTGCAAACATGGGTGATTCCGTTAAGATTATCAAGGAACCCGAAATTACTGTTAAGTCCTATGCACGTGGCACTACCGTCACTCCACAGGACCTTGACGATGAAGACTTCAGCCTAACGATTGACAAAGCTAATTACTTTGCTTTCAAGGTTGACGACATTGAAGAGGCACATTCACACGTTAACTTCCAATCTTTGGCAAGTGACCGTGCTGCTTATCGCCTTGCTGACCAGTTTGACCAAGACGTTCTTGGCTATCTGACTGGTTACACTCAGTCTGCAATTCATGGTACGCCAGACACTGTTAACACCACTGTTAATGGTTCTAAGGCTGTCACAACTGCAGGTTCTGATGAACTGCTTTCTAGCATGAAGCTGGAAGCTGATGACTTTGGTGGTGCTTCAGGCTCTTCCATTGGCATTCGTCCACGTGCAGGTAATGATGGCGCAGTTTTGGGTAGCGGTAACGCATATCCTTTGCAAATCATTGCTCGTATGGCTCGTAAACTTGACCAACAAAACGTAGACTCACAAGGTCGTTGGCTTGTAATCAGCCCAATCGTTAAAGAAATCCTGATGGATGAAGACTCACGTCTGTTCAACAGCGACTTCGGCGGCACTGGTCTGATGAATGGTCTGGTTCTTAACAACCTGCATGGTTTCCGTGTCTATGTTTCCAACAACTTGCCTGAGATTGGCACTGGTTCTTCCACAACTGGTGGTACTAATGCTAATAACTACGGCTTAATTGTTGCTGGTCATGATTCTGCTGTTGCTACTGCAGAGCAGATTAACAAGACCGAAACCTACCGTGACCCTGACAGCTTTGCTGACATTGTTCGTGGTATGCACCTTTATGGTCGCAAGATTCTCCGTCCAGAGGCTCTTGTCAACGCTAAAATCAACTTGGTTTAAGGGAGGATTAAACAATGGCTATAATTACTTCCATCGTTGCTGCCTCTCGTGGCAACAGCCAGCGTGGACGCAATGTCTACATGGTTGAAAAAGAACTTGATTTTGCGGTAACTACAGTTGACCCATCAGCAGCAGATGTTGTCCAAATGATGACATTTGATGCAGGTACAGTTATTCTTTCTGCTGGTGTAGAAGTTATGACTGCTGTAACTGGTGCTGGTTCTGACTGTACAATTGACCTTGGTTGCAGCAGTGTAGATGCAGATGGCTTTGTCGATGGCTTTGACCTTGATGCTGCTTCTGCTGGTGACTACGCTACTCCAAATACCCCAGTAGGTGTAACTCCACAGTTTCTCGCTGCTGAAGATACTCTGGACCTGACTTTTGCAGGTACAGATGGTGGTATTGCAACTGGTAAGGTTCGCGTTTTTGCACTTTGCATGGACGTATCCGCACTAGGTGACATGTCTGCTAATGAAGTAGACCGCGACACTCTTGCCTAAATAATATATGGGAGAGCAGGGCAACTTGCTCTTCCATTTCTATGAGATTTAATAAAGGACGCACAAATCATGGCAATCACAACTGCAATGTGTAACAG